TCAAACAAGTGGTTATGGTTGGGGAACTTATATATGGGGAGATTCTACTTGGGGCACGGAAAGAACTATTAGTGATGTAACTCTAGATGCAGGAAACTGGAGTCTAGATAACTTTGGTGAAGTTTTAGTTGCTACAATATTTAATGGTAAAACTTTTACTTGGAATGCTGGAGCGTCAGGGGCTAGAAGCATAAGAGCTTCTCAAACTACAACTAATTTTGTAACCACTGCAAACCCAACAGCTACTAGAATCTCTATTGTATCAGATAGAGATAGACATTTATTTCACCTTGGAACTGAAACAACTATAGGTGATCCTTCAACACAAGACCCTATGTTTGTAAGATTTTCAAATCAAGAAGATTTAAATACATATGCTCCCACAGCTACTAATACTGCAGGGACTTTTAGATTAGATACTGGTAATGAAATTAGAGCAGCTATACAAGGTAAAGATTATATCTTTGTATCAACTGATCTTGCAGCTTATGTAATTCAATTCGTAGGTCCACCTTTTACTTTTTCTGTTAGACAAGTTGGTACTAACTGTGGATGTATTGGTCAGCATGCTATGTCTTATGCAAACGGTGCTGTGTGGTGGATGTCAGCAGAGGGTGGTTTTTTTGCTTATGATGGTACTGTTAAATCTTTGCCATCACTTGTAGAAGATTTTGTATTTAGTACAGATGGAGATAATTTGGGTGTTAATTTAAATTCAAGAGATGTTATCTATTCTTCACCTAATTCTTTATACACAGAAATAAATTGGTTTTATCCAAAAGATGGATCTGATCAAGTTGATAGATGTGTAACTTATAATTATTCGGAAAATGTTTGGACAACTTCATCTTTAGATAGAACTACATATCAAGATCAAGGAGTATTTAATGCTCCTTATGCAACTGATTATGAAGATACAGGAACACCTGTATTTCCAGATATATTAGGTATTACAAACAAATATGGAGCTAGTATTTACTATGCTCATGAAGTAGGAACTGATCAAGTCAATAGTTCTGGCACAACTGCTATCAATGCATTTATTAGATCTGGAGATTGGGACATTACCTCTAGACGAAGCGCCTTGGGTCAGGCAACAGGAATTGCTGATTATAGGGGTGATGGAGAATTCTTTATGTCAGTCAAAAGATTTATACCTGATTTTAAATATCAAACAGGTAATGCTCAAGTAACTTTATTTATAAGTAGTTATCCAGATGATGTAGCAGTTAGTTCACCACTTGGACCCTTTACAATAACCTCTACTACTGATAAGGTAGATACAAGAGCTAGAGGCAGATTAGTTTCTGTACAGATAGCCAACACTGCAGTAGGTGAGTCATGGAGATATGGCACACTTAGATTAGATGCACAACCAGATGGACGAAGATAATGGCAAACACTTTATTTGATTTAGCTCAAGCATATTTAAATCAAGGTATGCCTAACATCTCACCTATTTTTCAACCTAATCAACCAACGGTTGGACCTGCTCTTCCTGTAATACCAATTGATGGAGACAAAGACGGCAGCGGTGATATTATAATTCCAACTGGATTTACTGATACTGATAATCCCAATATGATAAGAACACAAAGAGATTATGTAAATCCTTTTCCATTTAATCGTGATGATAATTTAGGAACAACTGATTATGGATATATTGAGCAAAGACAACCAGGTATTACGGGCCTATTAAAAGGAGGTGCAGATTTTTTAAAAAATTCTCTTTTAGGAAGAGGAATAACAGGATTAAAAAATATGCTTCCTGTAAATAGAAGAGGTATTTTAGAAAATGAATTATTAGGTGCTGGAGTGCAGTTAGATGATATTGGAAGAGTTGTAGGTGATATTAATACACCTGAAGGTATTATGGCTGGATACAATGCAGCTAAAATAACTGACGCAACTTTTGATAAAAGACAAGATAGAATATCAAAAACATTAAAAGATAAATATGGATTAAGTGAGGAAGAAATAGAACAAGCTCTTGCGGGAACATATACAGGACCAGTTCAAACTGATTTATTAGGTAGATTAGTTACATTAAATCAAGCTAGAGATTTATTTAATAAAAGAAATAAAATAGCTGATACAATTACTGAAAGTAGAATAGAAAAAAGAAAAGAAAAAGAAAGACAAAAACAAATAGAAAAAATTAACAAACAAGGACAAAGAGATTATAATCCTAACATACATGGATCAACTAACTATGGAAGAGATGATAGAGGTCAACAATCTTATAGCGGTGATTCCATAGGAGCAGGAAATTTAGGATTTGGTGTAGGTGCAACAACTGGTGGCCCGGTAAGTAATAGAACTGGTAGAGGAAGAACTGATTATTAATGGCAAAACTAACTAATTATATACCTGAACCAAAAGAAGAGTATGACGTAGATAATCAAAGACAGATTATGGAATCTTTAAATACAATGAAACAACAACTTAATTTTTCTTTTCAACAAGATTTAAAAAACGAACAAGAAACATTTAATTACTTTTTATCGTGAGTATATTTTATAAGAATCAAGGTTTTAAACAAGCTGGTACAGGTAAAGCTACAGTGCTTACTTGTCCTACTGATGGACAGATTATAGTTAAAAGTGTTTATTGTGCAAACAATGATGCATCATCAGGTATTTTAGTTAACATGAATTTTGTTGACTCATCTGATTCGAGTACAGAATACGAATTTTTTAGAGATGAAGTAGCAGCTAAGACGCAAGTAAATGCTTCACCTCAAGGCTTGAATTTAGAAGCAGGTGATGCTATAACTGTGCAAGCAGCTACAGGCAGTAATAAAATAC